CACACTAAATTAATAGGATATATTTATGTCATCTAATTATCAATTTACCAATAATGCAGCTACCACACTAGCTTCTAGTATTCTTATCGGAGCTACTAGTTTAACTGTAGCAGCTTCTACTGGTGCATTATTTCCTACTTTAACTGGTACTAACTTCTTCTATTGTACTCTACAAAATACAGCTGGTACTGTAATTGAAATTGTTAAAGTTACAGCTAGATCAACTGATACATTTACTATTGTAAGAGCTCAGGAAGGTACATCAGCTTCAGCATTTGCATCTGGTGATAAAGTAGAACTAAGACTTACAGCTGGTGAAATTAATCAGTTATTTAGTGGCATCACTCAAGGTGCTGGTACTGATCAAGTATTCCAAGAAAATGGATTAACTGTGAATGCAAATTATACATTAACAACAAACCGTAATGCAATGTCTGTAGGACCTATTACAGTTGCAAGCGGTGTTTCAGTTACAGTTCCTAGCGGACAACGCTGGGTTATATTATAGGAGAAATACATGGCAGTTACATTAAATGCAAGTACAAGTGCAGGGTTAGTTCAGACAGCAGACACTAGTGGTATATTACAACTTCAAACTAATGGCACGGCTACGGCAACAATTGATACCTCTGGTAATGTAGGGATTGGTACTACAAGCCCTTCACAAAAATTAGATGTAAATGGAACAATCATAGCTGGTAAAAATGGATCTTCTTCTGGTTATATCGGATTATTAGGATCTGGCGATACAAATAACAGCGGATACGTTGCATACTATAATTCAGCAGGAACAAGACTTGGATACACAGGATATGTAGGAACAACTAATGCGTTTATTAACATTGAAACTGATAGTTCAAGTTATGGTGTTAGATTATCTGCTAATTCAGGAGCAGCACTTGCGGTTCTTCGTACAGGTGGACAATTTGTTGCTGGTTCACAAACATTTTCAAATGGAACAAGATTACTTGCGTATGATAATTCAACCACAAGCTCTACATTAGGTGGATTTTATGCGGATACAAGTGGATATGCTTCATCTTGTCAAGATATATGGGTAACTCGTTCATCAAATTCTGCATACAATTTTTTAGTAGCTAGAAACGCATCTGATACAAATACATCATTTAATTTAAGAGGCGATGGTAATGGTTATGCTGACGGTACTTGGAATAATAATGGTGCTGACTATGCTGAATATTTTGAAAGTGCTACAGGACAACCAATAGAAGTAGGCGCAACAGTTGTATTAGATGGAAACAAAGTAAGAACAGCTACAGCGTCTGATGATGCACAAACTATCATAGGTGTAGTTAGACCAAAAGAACCAGGTATTGCATCAATGACTATTGGTAACACCGCATGGAATAAATGGTCAAAACAATATATAACAGATGATTTTGGAAGATATACTTTAGAAGATCATGAAGTAATTGAATGGGACGAAGTGACAACTGACGAAGATGGTAAAATAGAAACAACTCATAAATCTTATGAGAGCCACATGATTCCAGAAGGTGTTGTTATCCCTGCAAATGCTATTAGAAAAACAAAAGATGAAAAAGGTAATAAATTTAATCACTATAAATTAAACCCTGATTTTGATCCTACAAAAGAATATATACCTAGAGAAGAAAGACCTGAATGGTTAATTATAGGTTTAGTAGGACAAGTACCAATTTTAAATGCTCAACCTGTTAATAATAGATGGGTAAAAATGAGGGACATTAGTGCAAATGTTTCTGAGTACCTAATTAGATAAATGGAGAATAAATAATGTCATCAGTAATCATAGCTGGGGATACCTCTGGCACAGTAACACTTGCAGCACCAGCAGTAGCAGGAACGACAACACTTACGTTGCCTGCGACAACAGGAACTGTAATGGTAAATGGCCCAGCGTTTAGTGCTTATAATAATGCAAATCAGTCAATTTCAAGTAGCACAGCTACAGTTGTTCAGCTACAAGTTGAGCTTTTTGATACCGCTGGCTGTTTTAATAACACAGGAAGCACAGTCACATTAAATGGCTTATCAGTACCAGCTTGGAGTTTTTGTCCAAATGTGGCTGGCTACTATCAAATAAACGCTACTGTTCAATTGCTACTTACCGCACCTGGTCAAAGTGGTCAGGTCTATATTAATAAAAATGGCGGCGTATATTCGTATGGAACTTTTGCAATGTCAGACCCCAATTCTTATGTCAGTGCATCAGCATCCCAACTTATATATTTAAATGGAACTGGTGATTATGTAACTATGTCAGGATGGCAAGGCACAGGTGTATCAAGAGATATTCAATCTGGCGGTGCATCAACAAGATTTAGTGGTTCTCTTTTAAGGAGTGCATGATGACACTTTATGAAAAAATTAAGTTACTTTACCCATTATTAGATGACACAGAGTTTCATAGCATAGGCGGAACAATTTATTTACAAAACGATAGTGACGGTAAAGGTGACTACATAGCTAAATGGGATCACCCTACATTACCTAAACCAACAGAGGAGCAGTTAGCATAGTCATGGAAGCTAGAATATACCTAGTAACTAATACACTAAATGGCAAACAATATGTTGGTCAGACTATAACCAAACATTCTAAACTTGGTCATGGTCATGCTGTAAGAAATGCTTACAAGAAGTATGGTCGTAAACACTTTACTTATGAAACAATTGTAAGTGGTATTTCTTGTGATACGTTTTTAGATTATGCTGAGAAGTTTTGGATTAAGACTTTAGCTACTGTAGTTCCTAATGGATATAATTTAGAAACTGGTGGCAGATGGGGTAAGATTGTACATCATAAACCTAATCTAGGTAAAAAAGCATCTGCTGAAACTAAAGCTAAAATGAGTGCATCACAAAAAGAATATTGGGCTTCATTACCAATACATCCATGTAAAGGTAAAAAGCATACAGAAGAATGGAAAAGACAAGCTAGTATTAGAATGTCTCAACAAGTTCAATCAGAGGAAACAAAAATGAAAAGAAGTCAATCAATAACTGAATGGCATAAAAAACGTAAGGAGCAACTATGTCGCTAATTCTAGATGGGAGTTTGGGAACCACGTTTAACGATGGTAGTAATCAGCCTGCGGCTGCAAGTCCTTATGTATTGAAAAATCGCATAATTAATGGGGACTGTAGGATTGACCAGAGAAATGCTGGTGCTAGTGTTACTCCTACAAATGGAGCTTATGTTACTGATAGATGGAAATATTTATTAACTCAAACATCTAAACTAACATCACAGCAATCAACAACTGCTGCTAATAATTATACTAACTCTTTATTAACAACATCTTCATCCGCTTATTCTATTACTTCAACAGATGCTTTTGTTTTGCAACAGTTTATTGAAGGGTTTAATGTTGCAGATTTAGGATGGGGAACAGCATCAGCTCAAACAGTTACATTGTCATTTTGGGTGCGTTCAAGTTTAACAGGAACATTTGGTGGTGCATTAACTAATTCAGCAATTGACCGAAGTTATCCATTTAGTTATACAATTAGTGCAGCTAATACATGGGAACAGAAAAGCGTAACTATTGCTGGTGACACAAGTGGAACATGGTTAAAAGATAGTGGGATTGGTATTCGTTTATCTTTCGGTCTTGGTGTAGGTTCTACATTAGTTGGAACTGCTGGTGCTTGGTCAGGAAGTTATTTACTTTCATCTACAGGAGCAACATCAGTAGTAGGCACTAGCGGAGCTACCTTCTACATCACTGGTGTCCAACTAGAAGTAGGCTCATCAGCAACACCATTTGAACGCAGACTTTATAATCAGGAATTGGCTAATTGTCAAAGGTATTATACAACTTCTTTTGATATTGGCGTTGCTCCAGCTAATACAGGCACTGGCGGTATATATACAAACTCTACTCTTATTGCAACAAACCAAATATATGGCTCTATGGTTTATTATGCAATGACTATGAGAACTACTCCTACAATATCTTTATACAATTTACAAGGTGGAACAGCCAATCAATGGCAATATTATGATGGGTCTTGGAAAGCTGGCACAGGCTCTGCTGCTGCTTCTATTAATACTAAAGGATTTCATGTGGAGCTTACTAGTGGCACATTAACTAATTTTAGCACTTATTTAGTGCAAGGCGGTTATGCTGCCTCAGCGGAGTTATAAAATGTATAAATTATTAAAAGATTTAGATGGAAACATTGGTTCTGTGTTTAATGATAAATTAGGCACTATCCCATTTGACCCAGCTAACACAGACTACCAAGCCTACCTTAAATGGGTAAGCGAAGGCAATACGCCAGAACCTGCGGATCAGTAATGAAAAAACTAGTAGCCTTACTATTATTAGCAAGCTACTCTTATGCAGGTGATACCAACCTAATGGTAATGCAATACAATGAGAACGTTCGTATTGTACTATCTAAAGAAAAGTGCCCTGTTGGTGAAGGTTTTGTAGCCGTAGCCCAACGTATTGATAAAGAATATATGACAGCTTGTTGGACTCCTAAAGGTAATCTTATCCATATACAATGGGAAGGTGGAGACTTTAGTGACTTTGATTTAACAAGATTCTATCCTGTGGAGATTAAATAATGGATCCAATAACAATGTTAACAGCCTTTGCTCCAATGGTTATGGACCTAGGCAAGTCTCTTATTAGCAAGTTTATTGCACCTGATGTATTTAAACCAGCGACTATAGAACAGTATACTCAAATGAAGACTCTTGACTTAGAGTTCTTTAAGACAATGAACGACGTAGGAGCGGGTAATACAAGTTAC